TTTCCACGTTTGTATAAGACTTATTTAAAGTTACTATTTGGTTTTTATCCCTCCATACTAAATCTGTACTGCCTGTGTTAATAGAACTTAAAAACTCTAAATTACCAGTAGTAACAAAAGCCTTTGCCGAATCGTATTCTACAAAAGGAACTTCATTATCAGTCCTTGTGCTTATTTCGTGTACACTTACTATATTCCACGTTCCATAAAAGTTATCTTGATAAATAATACATCCAATAGCAGTCAATAAATCTTTTAGGATATCATAACACATCAATGGCGTGTTCTTTTCCCAATCTAAAGCCGAATACCTTGAAGTAAACATTTCAGGCAAAGTATATTCCGTTGAATCAAACTTATAAGTACACGCAAATTTATAGTTCAAAGGATTACCCGATAAATTAACTAACTCTATAATAAAATCAGAAATTGATACACCCTCCATAGGTACGTACATTGGCATCCTGAAATTATCAGTATCAGAATAAGGTACTTCTTTTAAAACTCCTATGTTATCAGTCGCAGTAAGTCGATAATAAAAAGCATCTTGCCACTCATACTGAATGTCGCTCTCTACTAAAAAGCCAGTCCATTTAAGACTTTCCGTTGCACCATCGTCTGTTACTTCTATTAATCTTACTTTCCACGTTAAATAATCCGAATCAGTAAAGAAATCAATAGGCTCGGGTACATCCGTAGCAGCGTCATAAGGATATAATATATTAATCTCCGCACTTGATGAACGAATAGGGCTAAATACATTACTTTCCGTTGCTTTGTAAGAAAGTACAAAAGGCGTATTAGAAGCTTTTAACTCTACTAAATCATAAACCCTTGCTACACTTTCATACTTAGAAAAAACTACCTTGTAATACTTTGTAGCTTCATCCGCAGTCTTTAACGTAGCAAAGTCAAAAAAATATTTATCGTTATATACCATTATGTAAGCCTATCTAATCTTTCGTTATAATTCTGTAATACACCGTATAATTTATCCCCTCTAATCTCAAAAGATACAGAACCTTGTGATGGTGCTGGTACTCCCGCAACTGAAGCACTACGACCGCCAATACCGCCCAAACTGCCTAAATTAGTTCCTAATATTGCACTTGCTTTACCAAAGTTAGCAGCAACCCCCGAAAGATTTAACCCTCCTGTTGCAATAGTCATTAATACTGCTAATGTAGCAGTCGCAGCAATGGCAGCTAATAGCCTTGTAATAAGTTGCTTTAATACATTTAACATTGCCTTACCAAAATCCTGACCGCTTACAATAGCATCAGCAAAAGCCTGACCAATTCCCAAACTTATTGAAGTTCCAATATCTGTAAGTAATAGTTTTAGTTGGCTCATTCTTTCTAACTCATCATCAGGAATAAAACCACCTCCATAAGTTATCTTTAGTTCTTCAACTGACTTAGTAAGTCTTTGCACTTGTTCGTTAAATTCGGCAGTTCTTTGTGCTGCAAGTCCGCTATAAACTTCTTCCAAAGTTCCCATACCTTGCAAGTCAACACCCTTAGTACCTGACCTATCTTGCTCTGCACCTAATATACCGCCTTTAGTCTTTTCTTCTTCTTTGGCAATTAATGGACTAAACTTCTTAACTAAATCTAATTGTTTTTGGTAGTTTTCTTGCAATAGTTTTATTTCGGCTGCTTGTTTATTTTTTGCATCCTCTACTATTCTTCTATTTTCTTCTTCCCTTAATGCTACTAAGTTAGCTGAATTATCTTTAGCGTCTTTATAGAACGTATTAGAAAGTGTTGAAGTAGTACTAATATAATCTTCATAAGATTTCGCAGTAGCTTCGTTTAATTTAATAAGCGTTTCGGCTGCTTCCTTAGCTATAATATTAGCCGCTTCCCTTTCTATTAAAGCATTAACATATCTTGAAGTATTATTAATAAAACCTTGTTCAGCTTCATTTAATGTCTTTACTTCGCCTGTTAAAGTTCCAATAGTTTTATTATATTGGTCTACCGCTTGTTGTTTGCTTATAATGCCCTTTTTAGCCTGTTCAATGTAAGTACTAAGCATTACCATATCTTTTATGGCATTAGCTACTGACTTGCTCTCAAAGGCTTCATTTAAGGCAGTAAGTTTAACCTCTGCTTCATCAATACTTTTAGAACCGTTTGCAATCTTACTAAATAAGTCCCCAATCTCTTTACCGTATATTACAACCAAAGATACACCTACCAGTAAGGCAGTCTGAAAACTAAATAAAGAAGATACTATTTGCTTAAATACACTTGTTGTAGGCTTTCCACTTGCTGCAAGTTCTAAGTTTGCAGCCCTTAGCATTTGTATTTGGTCTACTAAAATAGGAATGTTATTCGATAACGCTAAGAATCCTGTTTGAGCCGAATAGGTAAACGCAGGTACTTCCCTTGTTAATTGGTTAATAGAGTTTGAAAGACCGTTAAAACCTTTTTTAGTATTAGTGCCTATTTGCTCTGTTTCAGCACCAAAAGCCTTTAACTTATTATTGGCTTCTTTTAACTTAGCTTCTAAATCTTTTATCTCAGCCGTTATGGCTACTTTTAACTCCTCATTCATTTGCCTACCTTTTTAAGTAACTCCTCTTTTTCTTCTTTTGTAGGTACTATCACCTTAGTAGGCTTTACAAACCTTAACTTATCTATCCATAGTGGTAAAATCTCTCGAGGCTTCTTTTGGTGTTTCTTCTCTACTTGGGTATTTAAAGTATAACTCATTTGTACCCTTCTCCTATCCCACTCATTAGCTTCTTGCTTATGGTAGAAAACTACACACCTAAAGTAATTTATTAGCGTCATATTCCAAAACTCATCAGGCTTTAAGCCTACATTCATTATGGCATAATCTTCTAAATCATCCCACGTTACTTTTTTTTTTCTGAATCCCCACCCATTGCCTTAAATGCTGCCAACATATCGTTAGTCATTTTTAAAACAGAGTTAGTAAACTCCTTAATAGCATTAAGTTGGTCTATGTAGTTAATATCGTCAACCCATAGTTTCACTTCATCTCTACTTACTTGTAACGCTTCGCCTTTACTCTTTGAGTAACCAAACAAACCACAATAAATAATATCCGCAGTCATTTCCAACTGTGAATAATCTTCTGTAATTTCTTTAATTTGCCCTATGTCGCTTCCAGTTATTTCAGTGTATTTATGGAGAGCATAGTTACCAAACTTTAGTAACTTAATCTCTCCATTTAGTGTTATTTCAATTTGCCCGTTCATACGTTTAGATATTTGCTACTGTTGGTGCGCCTGTTCCTGTAAACTCAATAGAGTAAGATACCTTATCTTCCATTGGTGCAGAAATCTCGCAGCTTGACAAATAGCAAGTTTGAGTAATTTTCTTATCCCCTGTTACTGCGTTAGTCCATACAATAGAACACGAAGCACGAGTAGTGAATAAAGTGAAAATATCAGCCATATCTTTGTTTGTAGCTTGGAAATCCACTAACCCTTCGCAAGAGTAAGTTACGTTTCTAAGTCCTGGCAATACCTCTGACCATCCGCCACTTTCTTTTGAGGTTACATCGAATAAGTCCTGCGACATCGACATCGACACGCTTGTTAATTCTGCTATTTGTGTACCATCCAATGTAAGGATTTGTAAAGTACCATTATAAATTGCCATATCTTTATTTTTTTAATTGTTTAACTTTATACAAAAATACTAAAAATTTTAGTATTATACCACCTCTAATAATTGAAACTCGCCAGTTCCCTCAAACGTAACCGTATATTTAGCCACATCTTCTGTACCCGCTTCTGTATCTATTGAAGCTACATAGGCATCCCCAATAAAATAGAAGTTTGAAGTACTATCCAATATCTTTATATCGTATCTTGTACGGTTTTCGTAGGCATCTACTAAATTATCTATTCCATCAGTTGTTAATGGTGCGTCTAAAATCCAATCTACTAACGCATCACAAGTACAACTAAACTTTCTTAAACCAGTCATAAAAGTAGAATAACCACCATCTTGCTTACAGGTTGTATCAATCATATCTGCCGAATATGAAACTGTTACCCCTAATTGGCACATAATTACATCGTCTGTATCTGCATTGTAAAGTAATATATTACTTCCGTTTCCTGTTATTGCCATATCTTAATTCTCATATATTAAATGTCCGAATCTTATTAATCTTCTTACTATCATACCATCACTCGCCAACTCTTGAATAGTTTGTGTTGCATCCAAAACAACTGAAACTAAATTAAAATCAGGGCTTAGGTCAAAATATCCCGCTTGCCTTGTTCTTACTAATGTTAAAATTTGATTTACTAAGCTATCTGCATCGTCTTTTCCGCCAACTGCATTAGGGAACTTAGTAACTACCTCTAAAGAGAAAAAACAATTTTGCCCATACGTTTGTTTAGAACCCTCGCCAATCTCTGTACTTACAAAGTCAGTTAAAAGGATATAAGGCTCAACCGTATCGGCTGGAACTGATACAGAATCATAAATAGGTACATCTGAACCGTTTAGGGTTATAGCACCGTTTAACCTTTCATAGTACGCAGTTCTTAAAGTAAGTCCTAAATCTTTCATTATACAAAAATACGGAAAATATACTAAAAATCTTAGCAAAATATAACCGTTTTATTTAGAATCATTCTAAATTTCAAATTTATTTTGAATATATTATATAAGTCCTTATACTTGTATCAACAAAACGATAAATAAAATGAAAACACAAGAAATTAAACAAGCATTATTAAACGGTCAACAATTCACAAATGAAGTATCTAATTGGTATTCAGTATGTAATCCATCAAAAAACTTATTTTGGATTGTATTAGGGGATAAAAATCTATTCTATAATAATATTGATAGTTTATCAAGAAAAATATCACAACTATTAAAAAAAGGATGCTAATATGGAAAACGAAATAACAATAACTATGTTACTATCTGCAATGTGTGTATTAGTAATAATAATACTACTTAGCACTATTTCGGATAATATTAAAGATAAAAACAGATTTGATAATTATAGATAAAATGGAAATAGAAATTTTAAAAATGTTAGGATTAGTAATCCTACAAAATGCGAGTTTTACTTTGGTAAGTAGAGCAAGAAATAGCAACTCACTTTTATACCATACGGTTGCATCAGTATTATCTAATGGTATTTGGTTACTTGTAATTAGACAGGTAGTAATGAATTTAGATAATTGGGTGCTAATGGTTACATATTTAGTAGGTGCAGTAATAGGTTCAATAAGTATGCACTATATAGCAATGAAATACTTTGAACGTAGAAAATAATCTATTTTATCCCCTTAACAATCTTCTTTAAGTTGTTTAAAAATAACTGCCTATTACGTAAATATGTAGGTATTAAATAAGGTCGTGATGGCATTCTACCTTGACCGTTTTTATAAAAGGTCATTGCTAAGTCTTTAACATCTTGCGGATAGGCTTGTACTGTACTTCCTGCGTATGTTCCTGTGCCGAACTCGATATAAGCTGCTATGTCTTGCCCTGCAAAATCCCATCTTGCTTGTATTTCATATTTTAATGGATTTTTATTATTGCCATCTATTGCAATTTTCCCCGATATGGTATTAGCTGCTCTACTTGCTTCTGCTTCAATAGCCATACCCCTTGTAGTGACTTCTTTAATAACACTATCCTCAACTGCCTTACCTTTGGCTTTAAGGTCGTTTAAAACTTTGCTTAATCCTTTTATATTATAAAGTCCCATTTTGCACCTACTTTACTCGCTTTGCACCTATTTTACTTCAACCGCATTAACAATAACTTCATACTTTCTTTCATCTATTACGTAATAAGAATGTATAGTAAATCTTCTATTTTGATATACTATTAACCACTTTTTATTAATATCTGAAATAGCCCTAAAACGGAATCTAAACTCTGTGTAATTGTCTAAATCAATCTTACCGCCTTGCATACCCCTACTACCTTGCTTCTGTTTAATCGAAGCCCACACTACAAAGCTTTCTATAAATTCAGTTAAGAAATTAGAGCCACACGAAACACTTTCAACCGTTCCTGAATCAGTCAATACCCTACCCTCAAATTGAGTTAAAATACTATCCTCACTCTCTACATAAACATACTTAGTACCACCACTTCCATTAGGTTGCGTTTGGTATGTTTGTATGTAAATTTTATTTCTTAAATATCCTGACCTCATTTTATAATATTCCTAAAATACTGTTTCTCGAAAATGGTTGTGCTAAATACTTCGCCGAATTGCATAATTCAGTCATCGTACCATCAATGTAAAAGTTTTCTCTATTCTCATAAGCAGTACTAACCTCTTTTAAAATAGCTTCTTTTAAAGCCTTTGGAAAGGTAGTCCAACTTACTGTATAGGTAAAAGTAACTCCGTATTGAGTATTGCAATAAACTTGCTTATAATCTAACCCTCTACTCTCATAAACTAAGGTAACTCCATCATCATCTACACATCCTGTAATTACCGCTTTAGGTTGGTATGGTAACTCTGCCCAACTATCCATACTATCCCATCTTGCTTTAAGAGTTTTAGCACCAAAGCTAAGCCCTGTGAAGCGTTCTAATCTCTGCCTTGCACTTGTGATTAACTCCCCTATTAAAGTGTCGTCGTCGCTATCTGTTACCCTCATATACGCTTTAGCTTCTGATACACTCACTGGCTCACTTGCTAAATCCGTTGTTATCTGTACTTGTAATCCGTAATTCATATTTATACTGTTAAACTCTGTAATTCGCCACCTGTTAATTCTGTATCAAAATACATCACCCCTATAATACCGTCTTTCTCTGCATAGTTTCCTGTATATTGACCTAAATAAAGTTCATCAAAAGTAGATGGTAAATCGTTTACTATCGTTCCTGCAAATTCAACCGTACCACCCAAAACAAAAGCGTAAGTTTTAGCCACTAAGTCAATACTAAAAGCTATATTTGTTATTCCGTTCTCGTTAGTGCCTGTTTGAAAGTCGTTTTGGTCAGAACTTGCATCGTCATAAGTAGTGAATGTTATTCTATTATCTTCATCAGCCCACAACCCTATATAATCCCCAGTTGATGAATCACTCAAATAAAGTAAGTTTCTTACTGTTGGGCTTCCTGTATTATCTAATCGTACTCTTAAAAATACTGAAAGAGCAGTTGAAGTATAGTCTAATGTATCGTTTACTATTAAATCCGCACCCCTTGTAACCGTTGCAGTAGTTGTAGGTATGTAGCTTGTAGCTATTGTATGTAATTCTTGCTGCGCACCCCAAAAATAAAGATAAGAACCTACCGAACCTGTGAAGTTAGCAACCCTCGAAGCAGCCAACGAATCTACAAACCAAAATAAAATATCATTAGAGCCGTTTACATTACTCACATAAGTAATTGAGCATCTATACCAACCGTTACCCGCATCCTCAATACTTGAACTAACCCCCGCACCTAAAGTAGTAGTACCTAAATTCAAATTAAAATTAGCGTAAGCATTACCAACCGTTTGGCCAGTACTAAAAAGTATTTGGAAAAAATCAGTAGTGCCTTTCTTAGCATAAATACTTAAAGTATATGTTACTCCACTTGTATAAGTACTAAATGAATTTTGACTAAAAAATACACTTGTAGCACTTGCAGTACTTTCTATTTTATCAGCCGTTGTAGTTCCATCGGGAGCAGTCGTATTATTAGCAGTTACACTTGTAGCAGTTTTGCTCCAACTTGCATTATCAAACTCCTGAGAGCGTATAAGTAAGTTAGTAGAACTATCTTCAATTAATAATTGAGGGCAAGTATTAGAATAATCTACACGAGGTGTATTTATTGCCATTGATTCTAACTCTCCCTCTTGATTAGTTCTATAAGCCGTTGTAGACCTTGTACACGCAAAATCCCCTGTACCTGTAATAGGTTTATAAGAATATAACTTACCTGCCTTAAAACCGTTCTTTGGCGTTAATCCGAAAAACTGTATACTATCTCTATATGCTTCGTCTTTTGTCATTTTGTTTGTAAACTTTGTTTATATTCCTTTGTTCTTTTGTCAATCTTTAACTCTTTTTCTTCATTGAGTTCTTTCCATTTTTTATTGGTTTCGCTTACCTTTTCTTCTAACTCGTTTTTATCCTTGAACTCCACAAAGTAACCTACCTTTAAAAAGTCTAAGAACTTACCCGACATAGGTATTTCATAGATAAACCCCCTTTGGTACTGGATAGCTTCCCAACTGAAATTAACCTTACATACTACTTTCATAATGTTTGCTTTTATACAAAGATACTAAAAATACTAAAAATTTTAGCATAAAAAAAGGTAGATACAGTTAAGTACCTACCCTCTTTTAAAAGTTATTTAAACTTATGCTACGTTACCTAAGTCAGCGTAAATTATTGAGTCAGTACGCAATGTATTGATTGCTTCTTGACACTCAACTCTTGCAGTTACCTTGTTTTGAACAAAGTTAGTTCCGTTCTCATAAGAGAAAGTAACGCTCAATCCCTCTGCTTCAACACGCTCTAAGTAGTCTGAATCAATGATAAGGATTTTATCATCAGTTACCCAACTTGCAGGTAATACATTCATTCCGCCTACATTGATGCTATTTTGAGTTAATTGAACCGCACCAGCACCAGCATAGTAACCTTTACCAAATGTAGCTATTTGTAAACGTGCCATTTGTGCAGGACTTACCAAACCGTATGATGGGTTAAAGTTAGCAGTCATTTGATTAGCAATTAACTGTAAAATTTCCTCAATATCGTTTGTTGCAGTTACAGTTGTTGAACCAGTCGCAGCACCTGAAATAGTAGAGAAAAACGCAGCATTTTCAGCCTTGTAGAAATCTCTTAATAACATACGTGTCAAAGTACCGTTCAAGAAAGGTAAGTTTTTCATCAACTGCTTAGAGAATGTTGCATAACCTGCAAGGTATGAATTTACAGTTACAACCTCTGTTAAGTCGTAGTCGATTTGTGATTTTGAACTTCCCTCTGTTTGTGCTGAAATAGAACCCTCTGAACCTGTTTCTCTGTAAGTTACATAAGTACCAGTAGGGCTATAAACAGTAGAAATTAAATCTCTAAAGTTAATTTTTTGGTTAGGCACTAAACCCTCTTTGTTTCCGTATGTACGTACAGGGTCGCCAGTCAATGAAGCCGAAGTAGTCATATCCCCAACTGCCTTTAAGTTCAATGTGAAAGTACCGTTAGCACCTTTCAAAGACTTTTCAATTTCTGAAATACCTTTGTTTAGGTCGCCACCGCCAATTTCTTTCATTGAATCAATCATAGCATCGCCGAATGACTTTCTTTCTACTTTCTTATCTTCTTTAGCTTTTGCTAATTTAGCGTCTAACTCGTCTGCTCTATCTGTAATTACTTTTACTTCTGCTTTCAACGCATCAACCTCTTTAGCCTTTTCGTTTACTTCGTTTTGAACATTCTCAATCTTTGAGTTTGTTTCTTTTGCTTTCGCCTCGATACTTTCGTTTATGTCCGAAGCAAGTTTTTTGATTTCTTCCATCTTTTTTTTACTTTAAAATTGTTAAACTTTGTTTGAACTCTTTGATTAAGTCTTCAATCGGCTTTTCAATTTCAAGTGATACATCTTCTTGTATCGGCTCTACTACTTCAAGTGATTTTAATATACTCTCAATCTGTATTAATCGGCTATCAGAATAAGGTAAATTGTACATCTTTACCAATAAGTCTAAATAGTCTTTTCTCTCTTTAATGTCTGATACTATCGCTTTCTCATTCGCAGCCCAACTTGATAAAAATGAGTACTCCCAAAGCCTAACCTCGTTAATTCTCTCTTTTGCCTTTTCATCACGCTTAATAGTTTCAAAACCAATACTTAACTCTGCATTTAATCCGTTCTCTTTATAAAGAATAATATCAGAGTACATATCCTTAGATACTTGCTTATTCAAATTAAACTTTGTTACCGTTCTTAATCCGTATGGGTCGTTAGCGTCAATTTCCAAAGGAACGCCCAAAGTAACTGTACTCATATGGTCTTTCAGCACTCGAATACGTTTGAAGTTTTCTCCTACCGTTTTATTAAATGCTCCCTTACTAACTATATCCCCATCAGAATCAGAGAACTCATAAACATTGGCATAAGCTACTACTATTCCTTTCGCTTCGTCTATGTCTTTTATTTCGTGTGAAACTTGTTTAAACTCCATAATCTATAAATTTATACAAAAATACTAAAAATTTTAGCATTTATCAATTATCTTATTTAGGTATGTATATTGTTGAACATCTACAATTAGCAAGGTTTTCTATACCTCCGTTTCTATCCCCTGCGTATTTCATCTTTTTACCGCCTACTATAAAATATTCGTCTGCTTCTAATGGTTTCTTTTTACTCGATATAGCCACATCTATATGCGTTTGGCGTGGTACTTTTGGATGGTCGTGAATCCACTCTTTAAGCACCTCTATACCTGAATTAATCATACGTATATCCTTTGCCTTGCTTGAAGCCATCAGCGTTTCAGTTCTCGCAATTAGTAAAGCCCTTGCTCTCCTATTTATTCTACCATCTAAACCACCTAAAGTATATCTCTCAATTCTTTTGGCTGCTTGTTTAATCGTTTCTTTATTTTCAATCGAATCTGAAATAGCTTTTTTAACCATTCGCTTAGTAGTGTCTGTAATCTCTTTTACGTGGTCTGCTCCTACCGTACGTAAATACTCGTTCATTTCCCTTGCAAAGATTTCACTACCAAAACCAACGCTTAATGAAGTTCCTTTGGGTAAGTACTTAATATAGTTTTTTAGTAAGAACCTCGAAGTTCTATCCGATACCTTTGGAATGAATGAAGCCATAGCATTAGCAATAGGTACATCAGTAACTAAAACAGTACTCATACTATCCATAAATACTAAACTTTCTGTATTTTCTAACCCCAATAAAACAGGCTCAATACTTAGTTTTAACGCTGCTACAAATTTATGATAGCCTAAAACATAAAGCCTACCCATTAACTCATCCCAACGCTTAGTAATTTCTTCCTTTTCCTTATCGGTCATTTTCGTTTAGGTCTAAATCTATATCCAGTTCATCTAATGGAACTAAATTCGATGGTATTAAGAACTTATCTAACAATCCATCCTCAATTAATGGCAAGTTCATATACTTTCTTTTCTCATTAGGTGTAATCCAATAAGCATCTTTTAAACTCGATACCATCGTTTGAATATCGTCTTGTAACTCTGCAAAGTGTGATATATCATACTCTATAATATACTCCATATCATTAACCGCTTCATTCAACGCATCCTGAAACAAGTTAAGCAATGGTACGCATACGTTATTAACCAATGATTTATAAGCTTCTGCCTTGTTATTATAGCTTGAACCCTCTACACTAAATAAAATAGGGTCTACTCCATATATCTTTGATAGTTGGTAAGCATCAAACTGAATAGATTTTAATATTTCTAAATCTGCTGGACTCATTCCTATCTGTTGGTAGTTTACAAGTCCATTAGTAGCGGTAATCCCTTTAGTATTATCCGTACCTGTTAGTTTACTCTTTATTAGGTCGTTTAACTGTGCTATCTGTTCAACGCTCATAGGGTTATTAGCATCAGCACTCGATAATAGTCCGTGAGTACCACCATTTAAGAACGCTTTAATCTTAGCGTTTAATCCCTCGTTTGAACTTTGAACCGTACTTAATGCAGCCATCAAAGGACTTTGACCATAAAGCTGCTCTCCACTTACCCCAAAATTAGGATTGAAGTATTTTATATGTATAACCTCGTCTTTACCAAAGATAACTTCTTGGTCGCCTATAATCATTTTATAACCCTCTATTGGGTCAGTCCAACCACCGCCAATAATTTGAACATATTGAGATGGTAAACAATAAAGTCTATTTACCTTACCTTTGTCTTTTCCTGTTAAGTAAGGCAGCTTATAAATGTATAAATCCCCTGTAATTAGCAACCAACTTAAAGCTTCTTCAATAAATTGTTGTTGTCTTTCGCTTTCGTTAGGTCGTTGTAAAAGTCTATAAAGATAATTAGTAGTATCTATTAGTTCTACCTTTTCATTTCTTATTGTAGTGTATGCTTTTAGCTTAGCTCCTGCCGCCTTACCTGCTATTAGCTTGATAATAGAATAAACATCTAAATTTTTTTGGTAGCCCTCTTTAACGTATGTTTCTTTATTCTGTGGTAAGGTATAAAAATATCCATTAAAAAAAGAGTAAATTGCTTTATAAAATGAGTTTTGAATCTCTGACTTGCCAAATAGAGAGTTTATAGCCTTTTGAAATCTATTCATAATTAAAATTATTTATACAAAAATACTAAAAATTTTAGTATTAATTTATGTTTACATCCGTTCTTTCACTATTAGCCATCGTTGCTTCTACCTTATCAATAGTATCGCTTAAATCCCTAAATATTACAGTCGCATTACCCCCACCTAAGTCTACTATCTCTGTCTTACCCGCAGCAACCGCTACTAATATTTTCATAACATCCTCTGCCGTATAAGTGCCGTCTACCTGTAAGTTCCATACCCCATCTACAATCTGTTGTACTGTTGCTTCCGACTGATTAACGTAAATAGTAGCCGACATACTCGCCTTACCTTTCAAATTACCAGATATAGCACCCTCGCCAATTAACGTAGCTGCAATATTAGATATTAACTTCATCGAAGCGTCTAAATCCCCTGAACCTGCTAAGTCCGCAGCCATTTGCAACGTACCCACCATAGCACCACTTAATGAGCCTGTACCCATTAAGTCCGATGCCATCTGAATAATAAGAGAAAGGTTACCTACCAACTCCCCTGAACCATCTAATTGAGCGTCTAAATTCTTAGCCATCGTTAACCCCGATGAAATAGAACCCGTACCGCTTATATTTGTACTCGATGATAACTCACCACCCTTTAACCCCATAACAATAGAATAAGGGGGCTGCGTACCCGTTGGAAATGCAGTTATAACAATTCTTGAATTACCAATAGATGTATAACCAAACATATAATTAATAAATCCTGACGGTTTATACTTGTTGAATAAATCCGTAGTACCGCCTGTGGTTTTACCCACCAAAGCACAATTTATAAGAGTGTAGTTATTTAGTAGCATATTATCCCCATACAAAATCACAATGACCTGAAATAGCACTATTTGTAGGTGTCGCTAAACCACTACCTAATATCCAATATAAAGCAGCACCATCGTACACACGTGGCAAACTCGGTAGTTCAGTTAATAAGTTTCTTTCACTCGCTAAACCTAAAGTAGATAATGGAACTCTTGCAATTTCCTTAATTAAAGCTACCGTATATTCTCCCGATACATAAGAAACAGAATTTTGAATAGTATTAACCTCTGCTATACCTGCATCACCTGACTGTAATGGCATAGTAAAGTTATATTTACCCGTTCCTGTTGCACCTGTGTAAAGAATTAAACTATTTGAAGCTGCGGTCTTTCCAATAGGTAGCACCGTTGGCGTAGCCCTTGAAGTTGTTTGAGCCGAATTAGTATAACCAAGTGATAAGTTAGGCGTAGCAGCACCCAAAGGCGTAGCGTTTGAGTTAAAGAATATAGCCTGAACCCCTGAACCGTTTGTATATCTTGGAAGTAACCAACTCATAGTATGCGTTCCTGTTCCTGTTGAAGTAATGTTAATTGCAGTACCCGCAATAGCATTAGCGTATGATGTAGCTAACTTTACAGTTGAATCACCCACCCTAATAACGTAATAATCCGTTGCTGCCGATAATCCCGCAGGTAACGTAGTTGTTGTTGATACCCTTACCCTCGTACCTGTTAATAAATTACTCGGTAAATTAGCCGTTGAAGTAAAAGTAATAATATCCGTTGTGTCATCTGCCGTAAACGTGTCTGACTGCCCTAATGTATTAGTTGTAGCTTGTGCCGTTGTAGTAGTTACTGATGTAACCCTATAAAAGCCTATAACATCTACTAATACCATCGTTGCAGGTGCTACCGTTGCTGCGGCCGTTACTGCCGACATAGATAATAAATGTTTACTATATCCACTCGCTTGTACGTTTCCCCCGTGTGGCATATTACCAGCACTTGTAGTAGTATCTTTTACCGCTTGGAATGTTAAGTTAGTACCTGTGTTAAACAAAGCATCAGAAGCAGGATTACCAGCACCCCTGAACAATGTATGCCACTCATTGGCTACTGCTGCCGTAGTAGGATTAAAATTCTTACCAAACATAGCCTTATAGGTCTGTCCGTTTGCTAAAGCACTTATTAATGAATCGTGAGAAGTTATCATATCTTTTTATTTTATTATTTCCAAATTACTTTTATATCCCCTATTATCCCCGTTGCTGCTAATGTACCCTGTGGCAAACATACCGCACTTAAAAAAGCATCATCATACACTCTCGGTAAGTCCGAACTATGTATTAAATAGTCTTTCTCCATTGGTGTAGTTATTTCTTTTATTATCGTTTGTGCTAATGGCTTAACAAGTATAAGAGAGAATAAACCTACATCTACGTTATTCATTGTAACGCTCTGTATAGACCTTACGCCTGTATCACCAGCCTGTAAGGGTATAAAAGGTGTAGAACTCATCTCTAATGATGTGTCTGACTTGCCTAATATAGCACCTATGGCAGCCGATGAACTCTGAAATACCGCACTTGTAACCCTATCCGCAACCCCTTGCGAATTAGTGTATTTTACTGTGAAACTTTGCCCTCCTGTACGTGAAGCAATAGAAACGGCTAATATTTGAACCCCCTCGCCATCTGCATACCTTGATAAACCAACGGTATTATCCATTAGCTGCTCATCCGTAGTACCATCGTCAATAGTAGGATAGTAAAGTAGATAATCACATAAATATATAGTCAAAGGTAACGCAGTAACCGTATTGGTTAAAAAAGTACTCATTCTTAAATACTTTTCTGATGGACTTACATTCGCACCATGATAAAAACCACCGTCAGCACTCTGTGTAATTACCTTTGCCGTTAATGGTGTTGAATCAAACCAAAATTTAGGCGTTGGATTGCCTGAACTCATAGATAAATCAAACCACACTCCTGCCGTTGTAGTTTGTGTAGGGTTCTTTCTAAAAGCATACCTACGCACTCTACCTTCTAACTCTGAATCTACTATATCCTTTATTCCGTTCATCCTTTTATACCGCCTTGACCTTGTGCTGATGCTGACATATCACAAATGATAGGTGCATTACACTTACATTGTTTTATAGGCTTCTCATCTTTAATAATGATTACCCCTTTGCCGCACTCCTTACACTTATACATTAGTCTTCTGTTATTACCAACGCACCGATAGCAAATTGAGGTTGAATACCTGTACTTATTGAACGTGAAGCAGTCAAAGCACCACTATACAATATCTGACCTGCACCCGATGAAGTAGTTACTATACTTACGTGTGTTATCGTTTCACTACCCGAAGTACATTCAGGAAACTGTAAAAGCCCTGTATTAGAACTTGAACCACCTGATGCAGCCGTAAATCCCGTTGCAGCCGTTACCGATACCCTCGCATAAGAACCATACGCAGCTTCACTCGTTACCGCCGTACCAGCATCCGCAGGGTCTGCCGTATGTAATGCAATGTATCTATTTGCGTTACTTCTCCAAGATGGGTCTACCGCTCTTAATATAGCGTCTAATGTATCGTTTTCTGTTGAATTACTTTTACTCATATCTTTGTTTATTTAATTACCATCCACTTGGAAAATAAGAATAACCACCCGAACCGCCGCCTGTGCTATCCGTTGCATTTATCCATATACTCCCGTTATATTTTAATACTTGACCGTTTGTAGGGCTTGTTATAGTTACATCGTTAATATCCCCTAATGCGTTTATTGCAGTAGCCCCATCTTCTACGTTTAACATCGCCCTTACTTGGTCATCTGTTAAATCCTCTACTACTCCCGTTCCACTCGATACCCTACCTTTAATAATATTTTGACTTACATTGGATAACTTAGCGTTCGTTATAACTCCGTTGTCTATTGTCCAACTATCACCAACTACGGTTATATCCCCCTTATCGCCATTCGTAACCCCTCCTGAACCTGCACCCTCAACCCAGTCCGTACCATCCCATACTAATGAATCACCAATAGATGGATTAGCGTTGAAGTCTAATAAGTCATCACTACTTATCTGTGTAGCTTCTTCTATTAATTCGTTGAAGTTTGAAACTGATATCGGCGTGAATCCGTTTACTCTTATGTTTGAGTAGTGGACTAAGTGCCTACCATTTAAAGTAAAAGATATATAATCACTTTCAGGAATAAAAAGAATCTTACTATTATCTGTGTTTATTACCCCTATTATAGTAGTTTTATTCAATGGTGCAAAAAAGGTACTAACCTCTAATGTATCAACACTTGAATTAAAATTATATATTTGAGCCATAGTACAAAAATACTAATATTTTTAGCAATTACAAAGCTATAAATTCATATCCCTTAACCAGTAACCTGTTAATTGCTTGTACTAAAGCATCGTTTAAGTCATCGTGCTTATTATTAGGAAACATTAATATACCTTGCTTATCGTCATAATACAACTTATTTACTAATCTTTCAGCTATGTATATCATTCCTGCTTCTGCAAATGGTGTGGACTGTGTAGCCCTCGCAACCTTATCCCCTCCGTTTACTTTTACTTCTATTGCAGGTATTCCCATCTTAGATAAACTTTGTTTAGCACTCTTACCACTCGCTTTAGCTTCTATGTAGTGAGGTGCTTTCTTAACTTTCATATAGTTGATTAAATCAGGAAACTCTAACCACTCAAAACCCAAATCTACAATATACATATCATTTCCAACCTTGCCACTTGTTACGTATGCACTCGCTGAATTAGTTTCTTTTTCTGTGTAGGCTAAATCCCAATCAGTACCTAAATTATTTAAGTTCTTAGGAATATCACTATCAGGAATAACTTTAAACCATTTTTTCCATATACCACCATCAACAGGGGCAGGGCTTTGTTGCATTTGACCTGAATAACCGTAAGAGCCTAAATCTATCTTCATATCAGTTAATACGCTTTTAGATAGCCTTACAGGGTCTAACAGTCCATCAATGTATTTATCTTCTAATTCCTTTGGCTTTATATTTTCGCTCTTTTCGGCAGGTAGGCAAATATGTTTTAGCTTCTTCCCTTTTTTACTTAACCAATTACCAGTAGGGTCGTTTTCGTGTAACCTCTGCATAATTAATATAGTAGGTGTTACTTCTTTATCTACTTTCCTTGTTGATAATGTAGTGTCCATAAAATCGTTTGCAGATTTACGCTCTACTTCGCTTGTTGCTTCTTTTGCGTTCAAAGGGTCATCTACTATAATTAAATGAGCGTGAAAGCCTGTAATAGTTCCTGTAACAGATGTAGCGTACCTTTCCCCTCCGTTGGTATTCTTGTAATGCCCTTTGTTATTTTGGTCTGCTTTTAGTTCTATATCCCCAAAGTAAGATTTATACTTATCACTCTGTATTATATCCCTTGACCTCGTAGCGTGGTCTAAGCTTAATGAACTTGAATAAGAAGCGGTAAGAGTTCTAACAGTTGGGTCTATTGTCCATATCCACGCAGGTAGCATTACAGTACATATAGTACTCTTTGAAGTTCCTGGCGGTATGTTAATTACTAAATCGTATTCCTTTGGCTTTCTATCTGACATTAAAAGAGAAATTTTCTGCAATTCCTCACATAAATACATAATGTGCCAGTTCCATACAGGCGTATCGGGTATAACTTCATACCAAAATTCCTGAACAAAATAGAAAAAATCTCTTTTACATAGTTCCGCTTTCGCTTTGGTTATCTCCACTTGCATTAATAATCTCCTTTAGTGCTGCATCGGATAGCTTAGAATAGTCAATAGTGTTCTTTGTTTCTATCTTTCCGCTTATTTCTGTTGGTATTAACCTTGCTGCTATGGTGTAAAAATCTCTTGGGTAAGTCTTAGCGAACTGTACTATATTTACTTTTGGGTCATCCTGAATTTCATTAAAAGCCTGTAATACCGTTTCCCTAACAGTTTTAGTTATCTTATTTACCGCTCCTTTTGGTCTGCCTGAATTTCCCTTTTGAAACTTTGCCATAATCGTTATTAAACGTAATTTACGTACAAAGATACTAAAAAGCCCCCAAAGATAAAAGAGGGCTAATGTTTCTTAACATACCAGTATAAAACATCTTTTAAAAATTCGCTTTTAGTAGCATAATCCTTAGCTTCTTGCTCTGTTTCAAATTCTAACCTTACGCCTTTATGCCCAATATAAATATATTCGTTTATAGCGTGTTTTTGTTTGAAGTGGATTAGATACATATCTTACTTTATAAAGTTCTTTTCTTCTAACGTATCGAGGTTTATTACTCTACCATCGGGTAGGGTGTGGGTGTTTGGTTGGTAGGGGGTAATACGTTCAGTTTTATCATATCCTACATCTCCATACTCGTCTATTACAATAATTGTATCATCCCACTTAGGGTGTACACAACAGAAAATATAAGAATCTCCGTTTATTTTTACCTTATCCCCCCACTTAAACTCTTTCTTATCTGTGTAGGGTGTTATTATTAGGTCAAATACTGAATTACTTTCAGGTTCGTTTATATTATATATACCCCATGAAGCTTCATAGTTATATTGTAATCCTTTAATAGGCTTATCACCCTTTATATGATTTTGCATTAAATAAAGTATATTAGGATTAACTGATATGTATACTCTACCTTCTACTGCTACACCATTTATCTTACAACTAAACCAGTCCCCTGAGTTTACTTCCTGACCTTTGTACATTGTTTTTTCCATTTTGTTATAGTTTTATAATCTGCTTATTAATTCGTTTAATAGTTCTTTCATTTTTTAATTATTATTTTTTTAAATTGATTCTAATAACCTATTTTTTACCCAATCAATATTTGGAACGCCATTTCCATCTAAAACTTCTAAAACCTCTTTTATAGCTTCTTCTAATACTTCTGATTGTTTCAGATAATTAAGTAAATAATTTGCATCATTACTACTAAGTATAACACCCTCTTCTGTAATCCAAGAACAAGCAGTTGGGTTTTCACCATATGAAGCATTATCTAAAATTTGAGTGTGTATTTTTTCTATTAATTCTTTCTTTTCCATATTATTTCTGCTTGGTTGTTAGGAATTGTTGGTAGAGTTCATCTGATGTTCTTTCATCGTAACATATCTTATTGCCTGATTCACGTTCATACTCTCTTATTGCATCTAAAAACTCCACCGCATCGGATGGTTTCGGCTCTTTCGATTCGAGGGCTTGGATGGCTTCGTTAATAGTATATAATGAATCATCATCTTTTATGTATTCAAAATACGTTTTTAGTTTTTTAAATTTCTCTATTAGTTCCATTGTCTTTTCTTCTATGTTTAAATGTTTGGGTTAGTTACCCTTACTTGCTTTTGCTTTCAGGGTAGTGGGTTAGTTAGTTTTTTATAGTATTAAATATAATTAATTTCAAAGTGAAAAATTTTCTATTTTAACTCCGTTTGTAGTTGGGTAATTACCGCATCCATCTTGCCATACTTCCCAAACGATTCCATTAACATTATAATAAGTAATATTACCATTCATACCAATATAAGCATAAGCTCTATTGTTGTTAATAAATTCTGATGCCGACATTGTCATTTCTCTGTTAGTGTAGATTGAAGTTTTCATAATATTTCCTTTTGTGTAGTACAAATATACAACGCTTTTTTATCCTGTCAAGTATTATTTGCAATTTAGAATTATTCTAAATAACTAACTCTTAACCTTACTCAAATAAAGGTTTTTTATAGCTAAATAAGTGTATTCCTTATCTAACTTGTGTTTCGCTCTTTCTATTCTTTGTGTTTGGGCTTGTTTTAACAGATATTGAGCCTGTGCTACCTTATGGTATAGCTTATCCTGTAAACATTGCTTATAAAGCCTTTTTAACCTTGTTATACGGCTTTCTTTTTCTTCTTTGGGTAGGTATTGTACTGTTATCATATTAAAATATTGTAGTTTGTGTTGATTTGTTTTCTATTATTCCCATTGCAGTTTGGAATATAGTTTTACCTGCTTCGTAATCTACTAAATTATTACCTATTTTTTTTCTATCCTGTTCTCCCTTATACTTTAAGAAATCATAATCGTGATATTCGGACATAACTTTAGTATGGTTTTTAACTCTTGTAAAATCAGGGTTTTTTCTTTCTCCTATATTTGCTGGTAGTTTAAAATTTGTCCAGTATAAGTGCCTCCCCCTTTTTTGAGCTGGGATTAAAGGCTCATAGTATGGTATAACATTCTCTACTACATATTTACCATCAAAAAAAGTATCTAAAAATATTATTTCTTGATAAAGCTTCATATCGGGGTACTTCATTTCTGTTCTTGTTTTTAAACTAAATTGAAGCCTACTATGAGTAGGGCAAGGTGGCGAACTCCATATAAAATCAAATTCTTTATAATTGTCTAATAAATATTGGTGTGCATCAGCTACTATTACAGTATCATTAGGGAAACGCTCTTTATAAAGCCTTGCTAATTCTTCATCCAATTCAACTGCTGTAACCTGTATTTCTGCCACTTCATCCCACTTATATCTATTACCACCTAAACAAGCGTATAAATTTAAAACCTTTATCATATATTTTGTTTCATTTTGTTAATGTATCTTATTAATTCGTGGTCGTAAATTCCTATAAATGGTTGCTTCTTTTTAAATGCTCTCCATCTGCTTCTTATAGTGTCCTTAACCTTCTGCCAAAATCCGTACTCCTTTATATTTCCATCGTAATCAAAGTAAATCATTTGCCCTTGATGAACAAAGTTAAAAGGTATCTTAGGTATTACATCGCAGTTATTAACGTATCTAAAATGAAAAACTCTTAAATTTTTTCTAAATGCTTTATTTACTACTCTGGGCATCCCAAAACTTACTACCGTACTCTTAGGGTATCTTGATGAGCATAGCAAAGCAATAGCACCACCTAAAGAATGACCTGTAAATACTACATTTTCATACCTTTGTGTAGCCATATAGCCCTCTATATATCCATCTATGCTATCATAAAGTTTATATATCCCTCTATGTACTCTACCGTTTAAAAAGTCTATACCTATAAAGTCTAAATTTTTACTTATATCTGACTTTTCATCTGTCCCTCTGAATACACAAATTAACTTTTCGTTATTAGCCAAAATAAAGGCTTGTACGCCATTTTGATTTAAGTAGCTAATATAGTTATATCCTAAGTCATTAAACTGCTTTAAAAGGGTTATATTTGGCTCTCTATAAGCTAAACCGCAAAGAGTAGCATACTCAATATGTTTTTTTAGTATTTCTTTCATTTATTTAGTGTTTAAAAGTTTGTTAAAATAATCAATTACTACCAACCTCTTTGCCCTGCTTTTTACCTTTTCTTCCAAAGTGCCTTTCTCTAAATCCTCTAATATCCTTTGGCTTATTCGTAACTCTTCTAAGGTTGTGGCTTTTCTGCTATTCTCTGCTTCTATTTGTGAGTAGGCAATATCGTAATATTCTTGTTTATCATCAATAGTCAATACTACTTTACCTGATTCTATTAAGTGATTGTAATAAACATTACCATAGTCTAAGCATTGCCCTTTAGTCTTATAAGTGTTTAGTAAGAACTCTCCAAACTCATCATAGTTTATTTCTTTAACTGGTGCTTCCAATAACCTTGATGGCTCTACAATAGCTTTTTTAATATCTCTCCTCGATTCGCAATAGTTCACTAAAAAGAACTCAAAGGTAGCAAATGAAAGCCCAAAAAACTCGCCATATTTTTTAGTTATTCCGTTTCTAAAAGCTATCATTATCTCATCTTTACCTAAGTAGTAGTATTTAAACTCTACTAATTTAAGAAGTTCATTAAAGGTATATTCTAATTCTTTTTCTTCAAACTTATATAAAAGGTCTGCATAGCATTTAGCCATAGCACCCTTAACTACGTTCTTACGTTCATTAGGTGTTAACTCTCCTATCTTTGTGGATTGTATAGCTTTCTTTATGTGCTGAACTTCGTACATAGTTTTAAAAATCTAAATTTATAATTTTTACTATACCAAAAATAAATATTACTAATATTAAAATAAAGTATTGAGAAATAAATACAGTTGTTAATATATTTGTGCATAATGAATAAGGTGATATACCAATCATAATTACAGAGCCTAAAAAAGATAACATCAACAATAAAAAATAAGTTTTAAATATAATTATTAATTTTTTTTTCATCTGTTTATAGTTTATTAAAAGCGTTTAAAATTTTGTCTATCTTATTACTCTCTACCCATCGGATATATTCAGCATCGGTATCAGAAAATACAACCCCTTGCCACTTGTTTATTATTGCCCTCTTAATGAGTAAATTTACAAATTTATCCTCATACTTCATTAACTTTTTTAATGTTTTTTCAACCGTTTCTAAACTCTTATTTTTCCATTTAGAACTGAAACATAAAGAAGTAAATAATTCAGTATTTTCAGTTGATAGGTTATACCATTTGCATAGCGATATAATCTGCTCTTTGCGTTGTTCTATACTCATCTGAATTTATTTTAACTGTTAAATCTTCAATTATCATACTTAATAGGTATTCGTGTTGCTTTACACTTTCTGAGGATTTTAAATCTAATAATAGCATATTCCTACGAGTATAATATACGTTTATACTTTGGTATTTAGTTAGTGTTAATATCCTATCGTAATCACAAAGATATTTATTTAAAAAATAAGCTAAAAAATCTTGACCTAATTGCATATTCCTTGTTTTCTTTTTTACGTTTAATACAAAATCATTCATATTAAAGTATTCTAAAATAACTTCTTTAATCTCACTATAAATATCTATTACCTTTCCTTGTATAAAACAGTCAGTTTCATATATTAGGTTTTGGAATGTTTTATCTATGCTTATCTTATCGTTTATTTCAGATATATGATATACAACAGTTGCGTGGTCTGTTACCCCTGAATAAGCTGCAATTTTCTTTAATGAAAGAGTAGTATATTTTCTAAGAAAAAAACTTATTAACTTTCTTGATAGTGCTACTTCACTTCTTCTTGTGCTTGTTGTCAATATAGAGTTATCCAAGTGACGATACTCCATTATTTTGTTTACTATGTATTCTGCTTCCATATCTCTCTGTTTATTTTGCGTGTGATGTCTGTTTGATTGTAGTTAAACCCTCCGTTTATCCTATCCACTTGAGAATTTAAAAGATACATTTTAATCTCATTTACCCTTTCATTCATTAACTCAAAGGTACTTAACTCATTTTCTAATTTTATTCTTTCTTCATAAGATATAGAAGATGTAGTAAGAAGAGTTAAACAGTATTCTATCTGTGAATCATCTGCTAAATTATCATAGTAAATATCGTCTAACTCTTCAAAGTTCATAATTAAAACGGTAAATCTGATTGTTCAGGCTCTTTTATATCCTCGTTTGCGTTTGTTTCTTTTGGTTGTGGCTTCCACGTATCCTCATATAGTGTATGAGTTTGCTTAAAATCGTTAGGCTCTTTTAATTGGCTCATACATATTCTAATGTAATTACCCTCTTGAGAGTTTAACAGTTTTTCAATAGCTTCCTTTTTTAAGGTAATATTAAACATTGTACCGTAATTGTTTTTAATAGCCTTGCCATTACCAACATAGTTTTTCTTTTCTGACATTTTTTATAATTGTTTTTTCTTATTTGCTACGTAAACTTGATGTTTTTTAGAATAGTGCCAATCTGCATTTAGTTCCCAAAGTGTTTTAAGTTCATCTAATGATTTACAACTATCAATTAATAACTTAGTTTCTTTGTCTAAGGTAGGCATTTCTTTTGTATCTGAATCCTTTGTATCGTCAATTAAAAATAAACCGTTTAAAGCGTACTTACGTGCGTATGAAGATGCACTACCAGTTATCTGACTTCCATCCATTCCTTTCTTTGTTTCTTCTTCTCGTGCAAAGGCAGTAACTGAAGCAATATGTCCACTATCAGTCATTATTGTTGCAACTGCTTGTACGTAAACTCTGCTACCTACTTCTATAATTGAATCCGATATAGTAAGTAAACATTTGTATTTAGCTAACAAAGGCTTTAAAGCTTCTAAAATATCCTCACAGCTTCTATAATTGTAATTACCAAAATTATTTCTTTGGTTTTTCGGTACTTTTAACTCCGATTGTATTTCTATTAGTTCTTTCATTTTAGTCTATTGTTTTTAAAATTTTAGTTAATCCGTAACTTGATAATCCAATACTTACTATCCAAAGTACAGTTTCTAATGATAAAAATTCTTTTGGAAATGATGCTAATGCACAGGCTTGAAATAATACAAATACGATTATCCCAAAAATAAATGTTCGTGTTTCTTTGTTCATAATTTTAGTTTTTATTTAATTCTGTTTCTTTTCTTAAGTGTGCTATCTTTTGTTTTAAGACATCTATAAACTCTGTTACTGAAAGCCTATGACCTTTTAACCGTAAATACATTAACTCCGATTTAATCTCTAACTCCTTAAACTCCTTTGTTTCTATTATTGCTCTTTTATCCCTCTCTGCCTGACTGTTTCCAGTACCCTCAATGCTTTTAGTAGCTTCTTCAACCTTTCGCAGTTGGTACGCATCTAAGTACGTTCTATAAGCATCGTTCTCCTCTGAATGTAACCAAAAAAGGAATGTAGCTAACTTAGTGTTAATGTCTAACAAGTCGTTTATTACGTTTGTATTATTAGCTTCTTTTATAAGAGCCTTAATCCTCTCTATTGACTTTTCCTGCATCTACGTTAAAATTATATAGTTTCATTACATTGCTTACCTTTTCATTAAAGTCTTTGCCCTCTACCATTCCTAACTCATCAATGCCGAACCAAAATACATCCTCTACTCCATTTTCAACATACGTAACGTAAACTGTAAAGTTTCTTTTTTCTATTTCTGTAATAGTACAGATAGGTGTGGGAAATAATAACTCATTTATCATTAACCCAAATGTATCAGTCCATCCCATAGTTACATAGTTTTTAGTTGGCAGTTTAAAACTTCTCTGATATAGTCGCCAGTAAGGTTTTCTAAATGATATTCAATATAATCATCCATAGCCTCGTATACTACATCTATTTGCTCTCCAAATTCAGGATGGTGGCTTGATATTTCAGAGCGTACATATTTAACTCCATCTTCTTGCTTTACTTCATACTCCTTTTCTACAAACTCCTTTAAGGCTAAATAAGGTATATCAGTAATATAGCAAAATCCTGTATCTGCATCACTATCTCTCGTTTCAAATCTTACTATTACTATTGAGCCATCAAATATTTGCTCTTGGATTAATAGACAATAACCACCTTGTGGAATGTCTGAAATGTTTTTTACTTTTTTCATTTTGTGTGTTATTATTTATAGGTTATTTCTGTTGGCCATCCACAATCTCTACACTCTGAAACGCAATCCATCAAATCTGAATACTGTGCTAAATCAAGTCCATTACCTTTGCCATTTCTTATAGTATAAAATATACCGTTGTTATTTTTTTTAACTTTAATACAGCCACTAAATCCAAATTGAATATGCTTATAACCATTATCAATTATAATTTTAACTCTATTATACAAATCTAATTTTTTAGCTTCTTTGATTTGTTCTTTTGTTAGGTTTTCCATTTTGTTTTGTTTTTTGTGTGTTGCTCAGCTTCGTGCCTTTGCATATTCAAAAGTACATAACTTTTTTTTATTGTCAAGTATTATTTTCAATTTAGAATGATTCTAAACTATTCAAACCTTTCTAACCTGTATTTATCCATTGGTAACATTACTATCCTATACCCCTTTTTACCCTGAATATAAGAACGTACCTTTTTTAAATCTACCTTTGAGAATATTAAACTATCCCTTACCTCTAACTCCTTTATTTCTTTACTTGTCATAATCCTAACTTATCCTTTATTATCGTTCCTTTTAATATCCTAAATGTGTCGGTCTTTCTCCATCCTTTGCGACCTCCGTAATAAGTATCTTTAATTCTGTTTTCATAGTTCTTTAAGGGTAAATCAGAGTTGCATACAACGTCTACACTCGTTATATAACCGTTTATCTCTATATCTACCCTTTTTAAGACTATCATTTTAAATATACTATGATTCTAAAACTAATTTATTAATTTTTATACCCGCTAATACAATATCATTATAACAACTTGAGAAATAAGCAGTATATACATTATCTTCTATTACAATAGATAAATCTTTTTTGTTGATATAATATGCTAAAGAGTGTAATAATTCTATTTCATCATCAGATAGTTTGCAATTATTAGTAAATCCTCTATGAGTTAATATATATTTAACACCATTTTTAGAAGCTTTTAATAAGACTTCTTTTTCTGTTTGTTCTAAAACTATCATTTTCTTTTCAATACGTTTATAGGCTCTTTGCCTTGTGAAATTAAATGCTTATCTACTGCTATCGCTGCTTCCTTTGAGGTCTTAAAGTATAAACACTTATCTACTCCGTTAGTTCTTAACTTAGCTTCATACATCTCATCCCCACCTCTTTTTATTACCTTGTAAACATACTTATATCCTGTATCTTCGTTTAAGGTTGTGGTACTTAGTCTGCTTCCTTTGTTCATTATATTAACGCTAATTGATTTTTATGAATTACTGCACTTTTAATATTGTTCTTTGATAAATTAAAATAACTTTCTTTAAGCTCAAATCCTATTCCCTTTCTACCCATTTTTACCGCTTGGTAAACCTCTGAACCAATACCCATAAAAGGTGTAAATACCGTATCCCCTTTATTGCTATATAAGTGTATTAATCTTTCTATTGTTTCTAATTGCAAAGGGCAAATATGTTTTTCATCTCTTTCTTCTCTACCGTTTCTAAACCCTTGTAATGTATTACCATAGTTTATATCCATCCAAACAGGCGAAGCATACTTTTGCCATAAATCAACTGGAATATCAGTATTAGTTACTGGATTAACCCTATCCCCATCCTTTCTAAATATAAGAACATAATCAGGTATTCCAACTCTACTCATAGTACTATCTTTTTTAACTTGCTTATGAAGTAAGCCTAATGCTTTTGTTCTTTGCATTTCTACTACTGGGTCTTTCCATATTGTAACCCTCGAATGATAAATAAACCCTACATCTTCAAATGCTCTTAAAATCATTCCTGAGAAATCCCTAAGACCTATAAAGCCCTCTTTCCCTTTTTGTATTGGTAAATCCATACAATGTACTGCAACATTTCTACCTGACTGCATAACTCTGTATAATTCTGTTATAAGGTAGTTGAATTGAGTTAAAAACTCGTTATAATCCTTTGAATTACCCATATCCTCTAAATGGCTTGAGTAAGTGTATAGTTCAGCAAATGGTGGCGAAAATACAGAAAAACCTATACTTTCTGTTTCTAACTCTTTTATAAGTTGTACAGAATCCCCTCTTTTAATTTTATACCATTCGTTTACTTCTTCGGTTGTATCAAACTCTGCGTTTGTCATTAACTGGTTGTTTAAATTAGCGTTTATCGCTTTACTCATTTCGTCTTGCATAATTTCAAATTGTTTTTGTTTTGTATTTATTGATTGGTTTACATTTGACATTGTATCGGTTGTAATTAAATATATATTAACTTCATTCTTTTGCCCGAATCTATAACTACGTCTTATCGCTTGATATAATCCCTCAAAACTAAAATCTAAACTTGCAAATATTTGATTATTACAGTTCTGATAGTTCATACCAAATGAAGCTATTTTAGTTTTAGTTATTAAAATTCTAAATTCGTTATTTGCAAATCCTAATAAAGTGTTTTCTTTATATTCGCTTGTGTCGCTTCCTTTTACTTCCTTTGCATCAGGTAACATCTTTCTAAGTAAATCCCCCTCTTCATTCTGCTTAATCCATATAATAAAGTTTTCATTAGGTTTACTATTTATTATATCAATTACCTTTTGTAGTCTTTGTTCTTTAGTGTTTCTTAATTCTTGATTAAAATTAGTAGCTGAAATTATAGCATCGTTAAATAAACTACCATTATCCTTTTTAGGTGTCTTTATTTGTTCTTCAATAATATTTAACTTAGGCAAATCGTAACCCATCATATCAAACCCTATATCACTTGGCTTATTTAACATTATAGCCCACGTTCCAATAAATTGATAAAACAAGTTTATAGCGTGTCCTTTTAATCTCCATTTTGCAGTCTCCCCCCCATCGTGTACAAAGTACATAGCTAACATTTCATTCCTACCCATCACATCTAAAAACTCTGAATGATTACCTAACTCCATCGGGTCATTTGGGCTTGGTGTCGCAGTACAAGCAAGTTTATAAGGTGTGTTTACAAATTTATCTATAATTAGATTTTTAGTAGCACCCTCAAAGTTTTTTAATATACTACTTTCATCTAATACAATACCACTAAATACAGAAGTATCTATGTTTTCTAATTGCTCATAGTTAGTAATATAAACCCCAAAACCAAATACATCAGATTTTAAACGCTCACAATGTAATTTAAACTTATCCGCTTCTTTTACTGTTTGACCTGAAACTGCCAACGGTGCTAATATTAATACTGGCTTATTAGTATGTTTACTAACCTGATTAGCCCATTCTAATTGCATTAGCGTTTTACCTAATCCACAATCAGCAAAAATAGCATACTTACCAGCTTTTAAAGCCCTATTAACAATGAACTTTTGAAAGTCAAATAGTTGATTACTTAAAAAATTGCCATGTATATCAAAGCCTGAATAAATGTGTGTCTTTTGTTTTTGTTTTAGAAATTCGGTGTATTCCATATTTATTTTTTTAGTGTTCCCAAAAGTAAACAGAACTATTTTAATAATTAAATTTATTTGTAATTTAGAATAGTTCTAAATAATTAAACCTTTTACCATATATTCATAGTCAGGTCTATATCCCTTGAAGTTCCATTAACTGCTTTAGCATCCAATTTAATTCAATGAATAGTCCTTTGCTTTTAATAATCCTTAATACATTAAAAGTATAAAAAGGTTATTTGGGTGCAAATTCAGTCCTAATTCTATTTATCCTCATTCCCAAAGGCAGTTAGTAAAGTCTTTTACACTTTTTCAAGGTCGAGAGTTGATACCTGTAAATCATTGCTCCCACTTTTTCACTAACTGATATTTTCCTTTCTTAATTTCCAGTCCGAAAGGCTCTAAAATAGTTTAAGCGTGTACGTTCATCTTTAGTAACTTCCCATCGTTACAAGGATTCAACCCTTTAAAGTTCCTGTTTAATAAAATTTAGATTAACGAAATGTAAAGGTAATAAAAAACCCTCAATGGTAAGAGCATTAAGGGCTGGTAAAAAAGGTATTTAATCTTATGAACCGTTCCCGAAAATAACCTCTTACACTATTTTCCGAAATCTTACACAAAGGTAAAAATATAAATTTAGTATTCAAAATATTTTTATTACATTTGTATGTTTTCATTTGTTTTAGTGTGTGTGTTATAGAGGGCGGGTAAAACTGCCCTTTATTTATTACATAAAATTAACTAAATTTGTATATGAACTTCTTAGAAATAGCTAAATTAGCAAGTGGAAACGTAAAAAGCCACAAAGTAAAGCAAAAGAACAAGGTTAAAAGCCTTAATATTATTCAGGTAGAACTGAATAAAAAAACTGATTGTTTAATATTTCTATTTTCAGATAGCAAAAAGGTAAATACTAAAGACTTTGCGGAACTAATAAAGCCAAAAGTATTAGAAATATATGAAAAGTGTCTAATGGATAAAAAGACTTTAATATTTACAGGTTTTTTATATGGTGGGGCTATTGCTTCTTATTTTGCTAATTCACTAAGTACGTTCAACTGTATAACATTTAATAACACTAATCATAAAAAGTCTTTAGGTACTCACATCTATACTTTAAATTCAAACATACTTCATACAGGAAATAACTTATACCTTTTAAGAAACGGAAATATAGATTTTGAGTTAAGTATTTTTGATAAGTTAATAAATTTCTTTTATAAAAAAATAGGTTATAAAGCTAAGGTTTCGGATTATATCAAAAGGCTTGAAAAGTATGAATCAAAAGAAAAAAATATGTAAATCTTGTAACGCTGAAACCTTTATATTTTCTAAAGGTAGGTGCAAAAATTGTACTGGTAAAGAGTCAGTAAAGAAAGAAAAAAAGCCAAAAGTAAAAGAGAAAAGCATAAGCCAACTTAAAAAAGAGCTAGACGCAGTTTTTAGCCTATACATTAGACAAAAATACACCGTTAATGGTTTAGTAGCTTGTTATACTTGTGATACTGTTAAAGAGCCTAAAAATATGCAAAATGGACATTTTCACTCTCGCTCTCATTTCTCTGTAAGGTGGGATGAAGACAACTGTAGGGTTCAATGTTCAGTGTGTAATGTTTTTAAACACGGAAATTACATCGAGTATTATAAACGAATGTTAAAAGAAATAGGTCAAGATGGCTTAGATAGGTTAGAGCAAAAGAAAAACACCCCTACTAAATTTAGCAAGGGTGATATTATAAACCTTATTAACCAATATAAATCTTACTTATAATTCTCTATTAAATAATTCAAATAGTACTGAGCCTTTTTTAAATCTTCTAAACCGTTCTTTTCTTTGTAGCGTGAAACGTATTTAATTATATTGCCCTCTGTAAAATTCATTTTATGAGCGGTTATATAATCTATTGGTTCAATACTACCAGAATAATGTTTGGGCTTTATAGGATTATTTTTACTTTTAGTCAATAATGATTTTATATACTTTATGAATACCATAAAATAGTTTTTTCGAGTTACTTCATCTTGTTTAGCCATTCTTTTGTTTCCTTTATTTCTTTAGTTAGTGCTATTTGTAGTTTTTTTTTTAGCTTATCAATAGCTGCGTAGTGTTCGTTAATCTTATTTATTGTTAATTCCTTTTCTTCATTACTCATACTCGAAAAATTCTAATCTTTTTAATACTAATTCAATACACTTTAACTGCATTTCCTCACTTTGTCGAGGGTATAAATTAAACTTAGTGTTTTCTAAGTCCATAGCCATTGAAAAAAATAACTGGATTTCGGCTAAAGTCTGTGTATCTGTTACTTCTTCAATATCCTCTATATTTTCTAATCCATCCTCTTTCATCTGCTTTATTTTTAACAAATATAAGAGTAAAAAAGTTTAGATAAAACTTGTATTTTACAAAAGTCCTAAATAGCGAAAATAGGGGCTTTTATAGTATATCCTCTCTTTTCGTCTAATAATGTTAAAGCTTGTGCAGGTATCTCAGGCTTAAATCCTATCTTATACCCGTATGCTGAAAGTCCTATTAAAGAACCATTTACGCAAGTATCCGAAGTAGGATATAATAACTGATGAAAATGCCCTAAAAAATTAAAATCTGCAACCATTTGTGCGTTCTTTCTGTGAATGTATTTTATCAACGGAATAGATAAACCACCTATACCCCCTCCATATTTTATAGCGTCTCCGTGAAAGAACCTATTTACCTTGTTGAAAATCGTTATATAACAATCGTCAGATATAGGTATGTGAAATTTAACCCTTTTATTCCTTTGGAAATAATCTTGCATATCCATATACATCATATACTCGTAATTGTTCTTATATCCTGTGGATGGTTGCATTTTCTTTGTTGTTCTGCTATGGTTACCAATAGAACAAGGTAGAATCAAATTATAAGGCGTTTTAAGCAACAAATACTCTATAAGTGATATAAGTAGTCGCTTTGCGTATCGAATAGCTTCTAAGGGGCTTAAATTGTTATTCTCGATTAACTCATCGTGAATATACCCGCTTATCATATCCCCACCCAACCATATACACAAGTCGTTTACGTTTACACCAGTTGAAACACTATCCAAAAGTTTAAGAATATTATTCCCTAAAGTCTTAACTCTTGTTTCTGCTATCTTTAAATTATACTCATTAAATCCGTTTACTATCCCTCGTTCTATTTTTTCTTCTAAATGCCAATCTGAAAGGGATATTATAGGCGTAGCCCTTTGCCTTGTTTTAGAGGTCTTTCCTGATGGCTCAAAGTTATATACATCTATTGGCTCTTTAATCCTTAAAAGGTCGTTGTATCGTTTATCGGAAAGGTCTAACTCTGAAATAACATATTCTAACTTTCTTTTTAGTTCTGTGATTTCTGATTTTCTAATACGTTCAGCACGTTCCATTGAAATACTTTCAATGATGGAAGTACTTTTGTCTATTGGGTTTTCATTAAAGTATTCTTTAATTCTTGCCCTGATAGCTTCAATAGTTAGCTTGTTTAGTTCCTTTTGCGTTTCTTTCAAAACCTTTGCTAATGAAGTGTTGTTATAATTTAGTCCTTTGTAGGTATCTAAATTATTTTCCATTAGTTCGTAAAACCATTCTTTTGTTATCATATGTTTTTAGTTTATTTTATATTCCATTTGAAAGTAGTAAACGTATCTCATATACCCCTCTTCTCTTAAAATAGACATAAGTTTAAAGCCCATACTTGTGTACATATTCATTGTTTCTTCAGGTAACGTAAGTAAATACTCTCCATAAACCACCTTAGTTATATGTATAGTTTTATTTTCTACAATCTCTCTTAAATCTTTTTTAGGGTCAAAAAAAGAAGTGTAATAATGTGTACCATCTTCATAATAGTAATTTGTCCAGCCAAATATATTTTCTCCAATATACTTTAACCCACCAAAATCTATTGTTTTTATTATTTTAAATAGTTCACTATTACCATCTAAATAGTGTTTACCTACTTCTAATTTATCAAAGTTTTTCATATGTTTTTGTTATAAAGTGTAATTTCTTCGTGGTCTGCAAATCTTAACTCATCTTCCATATAAATTAAATCTTGTATAATTTCATAGTAAGTTATTATACCATTCCATACAACTAAATCTAAATTTCTGTACATCTTAAAAAGTGTAAGTAAGACCTATGTTTGTTTTAGATAATTGCAATTTTTGCATATTCCTTTCTTTACTAAAAGTACCAATAGCCGAATAAGCTAAAATAGAACCCATAAGTATTAAGGTATTTCTATTCATCTTTTCGTTAAAGTTATTGTTTAGCTTTGAATTGTAAAATATTGTAGCGTTTGTAGTAACTATAAAAGTTAATAATACATTGTCGCTAATTTTCTGTTGTCGGTAATCCATCTCGCTAAACTTCCTTTGACCGTAGCAATAAGAAGATATAATCATTATTGCACAAAATAACTGAATTGTTTTTAGTAGTGTGTTCATAATGTTTGAATTTTACAAAAGCAAAAATAATAATAAAATCCAAATAAAGAACAAGTTAGTGAAATTTAGAATCGTTCTAAATTACTTTTTTAACATAGAATCCTTTGATAAGTACCCAAATACTGCCACTCCACCCGATACAACCAATGTAAATATAGACTTTGGACTAAAAGGGTTATCTAAGTCTAAGCCCATCCACGCAGTAAATAAAGCTAATAATATACCTATTGTAGTAGTTTTCCAATCCTTTCTCATAATCTTATTATTTGTTTCCTATTTACTCCTTTTCTCTTTAATGAAACGTGAACCCACGCAGGGTTAGTATCATTGCCGAACTCCCATATTAATTGGTCAAATTCTAAATTGTTTTTTATCCAGTTAAATATTTCAGCATTAGAAATACCGCCATATATATCAGCATCTATATCTATTGCTTCCCCTGTTAAATGTTGGCTATTCTTAGCACCCTTTATAGCCTTATTTAAGGCACTTGACCTATAAAACGAACTTATGCCTATCGGTCTATTGAAATGCTTTCTTAAAGGCTCAAATACGTTCAAAGCTACATACCTCATATTAGCTAATATATCAGCATCATTAGTAGTATTGTTAATACCTAACTTAATAGCTTGGTTACTTTTAAATGCTTCCGCTTCGCTTATATTTGGGCTTATCATTGTTTTTTAATTTGTATTGCCACTACTAAAAACATTCCTATACATATACATAGAAGCAAAAGTATAAGAGAGGGTAAAAACATTTTCTCTTTATAAAATGGCTTATCCTTGAATACTGGGTATGCTTTGCCTTGTATCTTCTTTTCAATAGTTTTAATTATAGTATCATTCGGCGTAGTTACTGTTAAAAACCTATCTTTAATTACTACCTTAACTCTACCTTTTACTATCACAGTATCTTTAATCTCTGTTTTAATAGTATCCCCCTTTATAAAAGTAGTATCTACTATCTGTATCGTAGTGTCAAAATTCTGTATTATTTCAGGGTATATCCTAACTGCTTTTTTAAATAGTCTATTTGCTCGTTTTTGAGGGCTACAAGAAGCGAAAAGAATAAGAATGATAAGTAAGTACTTCATTTTATATAAGTGTTTATAACAGGCTTTAAAACCTCTGTAATCTTCAAACCAACTGGGTACGCTCCTAAAGTAACCGCACCTAATAGAACATAAAATGCCCTATCAATTTTCTTTAACCGTTTTTCAATGTTAGTAACTCTTTTTATTACTCCATCTTCGTTGAATTTATCCCCTAACAAAGCATCTTCAATACGATTTACCGTAGAATTTAAGGCTATTAACCCCTCGTTTAGCTTCATTAATTCTTCTTTCTCGGTCATAATACAAATATACTAAATAATTATTATTTTTTAAGGCGTTTCTCCATCTGTTCTATCCTGATTTACAGAATTAGAACCTGTTGAACTTGGAAGTATTGTAGAACCATAAGAAGTACTACCTATATTCCCAAACCCTACAAATTCCTTATTTGCCACATCTTCAATAATAGTTACATTTGTCGTACTGTTTCTGTAATCAAACTTAGCTTCTAACATCATAAACTTAGCGTTTTCCACGTTAAATTCAGCTAAGAAATCAGAACCGCAATTAGAAGTTTCAACCGTTCCTGAATCTGCCTGTACTCTCCTTTCAAAATTATCCGATATTACAATATTTGCAGATTTTTTATTAGCACCTTGCACCTCGAATAATTTAAGGTAGCTTATATCCTCTCCATATACGTTACCTGTTATTTTTCTACGTGGTTGATTAATATGGTTTAATACATTATAACAAACTAAAGCAGATAAATAATTGTTATTAACCTCCCCTGAATCGTAAGTATTTTGCCATAAATCAGCAGTACCTACTAAGTATTCAGGCGTTCCAATTTTAACCCCTATTGCACACTCATTAAAATACCAGTAATAATCATCTGCTATACTACCATATAAATTACCAAACATACTATTTAAGGTAAGTTTTCTATTTAGGTCTATATCACTATCTGTGCGTTCTCCTATTATAGCTATATAACTAAACTTATCTACCGAAAATCCATACCCACCCGCTATAATTGGGATTAAGCAAAATTTAGCATTGTCTATTGTATAGTATTGACCTGTACCACCTGTATTATATCTATATTTTAAAAATCTTAAAGAAGTATAATCGTATAAATCAGTCGCAGCAGTTAAACATTTAACTCTTAATATACCCGCCGTTTTAGGTGCAAAGACTGGTATTCTACCTTGACCACCTACATTCCAAACACCACCCAAAGAAATATTAGTAGCATTGGATAAATCAAATTTTAATAAACCTCCACTAAGGTTATTTGCTATCTGAAAATTATAACCCTCTAAAGCACCCCCAACGGTATTAAATGTACTATCTTTAATATAACTTGTAAACTCTACATAAAAAGAAGTTTGGTCGCCAAAATCTAAACCCTCTAAAGGCGTATCTACATAGCTAATTTCTTGATATAAATAGTTAGAAATATCTATACTTGCACTATTTAACTCAGAGTTATCATTTTTAACCATTTGTTTATCGTAAATTACTCCTAATTTAGCGTAAGCGTCATTCTCAATAGTAACAGGGAAAGTACCCTGTATATCCCATCCATCAGGCGGATTATCGTTTGTGCTTTCTTGGAATGAATAATTTTTAAGTAAGTTTTTAGGCTTATACTTATGCACCATTTCAA